CTCAAACAAACAGGAGCCATGATGTGGCACGACAGATCAACCCTTTTCCCGCTCGACGCCTGCAACATCTCTGTTGAGGTGGTCCGGGAGATTGAAGACGAGGACACCGGCGAGATTATCGAGGAGCAACTCATCGATGTATCTGGCCGGTTCCTCCCAGAAGAGAACGACGTGGGCCTTGGCGCCCACATCGAGGTACACTCAGCGCACCTTCAGAGCAAACAGGGGCGCGTTGAAGTGGAGCTTACAGATTGGGAGGTTGACTCCCTTCTGGAGCTTTTTCAAGAGCAGTTGCGGACAGAACATGACCGTGACTTTTAAACAAACTGCCATACATTACAAACACAGGAGAACAAAGTGGCACTTGCAGTAATGGTGAAATACCCGCCGACTCACCATCGGCATTGCGTAGAACCAGATTGGCATGAGTGGGGGGGCGCAATCTTCGAGCCCAATCACCCGGACTTGGACCGGAACATCTCACTCATCACAAAACTCGCCAAGCGACTTGGTTGTCAAGTTCGCATTCAACGAGTCAACCCCAAACACTCAAGCTAAACAAGGAGTCCAGAGTGTATTCATCAGAGCAAATCAAAGACGCAGCGGTTCGCGCTGTAGACGCCATTGTCAGGGACATGCGGTCCTTCCCCAACGGCATCGTATCGAACGAGGAACTGTTGTTTCTTGCTGGCCTGCGGCCACCACCGGACGGCTGTACGGTTCAAGAGTACAAGACGTGGTCGGGTCAGTACCTGACGTTCCGAGAACGGTGGAGGGATTTGATGCTGGATCGAATCGGGCGATACCCCGCCACGGTTCACGGCAAAGGGTTCCGCATCCTTGAGCCTGAAGAGAACATCGACTACGCAGACACGCACGTACTCACGAAGATCAAGAAGACTGCCCAGAAGGGACTCAAGATCATTCGCGGGACTCGTGCCTCGGACCTCGATGACCAAGGCAAGCGCAAGCGAATCGCTGCCGAACTTCGGATGTCTCAGGTCCACAACATCGCACGGTCTGCTCATGTGCAGTCGTTGCGTGAACGAGAGTTTCGGAATGAGCCGAACCCCTCACCTCAAACCCCGCCATCCATGGCACCAAACAAGCAAAACTAAACAAACAACAGCGAGCAAACAATGAACACGATTCGATTTCAACTCTCCGGCGACTGCATGATGATGCAAAACATTCAGACCGCCAATCCCCGAAACAAGTACGCAAAGTTGCTGAAGCAACTGACAGCAGACAAGAAGCGCAAGGGCGCGGATGTGGATGCCATCCTTGACGAGATTGCCGATACGGAGGTGGAGGCGTGCCTCTACTACAACGAGGAGCTTGGCGTTCATCTTCCCGCAGCAAACATTCGAGCCGCACTCATCGACGGCGCGAAGCTGTCGAAGCTGGGCCGAGACATCGACCGCTACTGCGCGGTCGGCGGCGATGCTAAGCTCGTCTACCCCGGACCACAAACAGTGCAGGGCATCGTTGAAGACCCAGAACACCGATACGATGCCATGGTCAAGGTGGGCATGTCCACCGTTCCAAAAAGCAGAGCCATCTTCAGGGACTGGAGTTGCGAGGTGGAGATTCACTACATGGCTGGGAACAAGATGGATGCTCGGCTCATCAAAAAGTGCATGACCGATGCGGGCCTGTTCTGCGGAATCGGAGCCAGCCGACGACTGGGATTCGGTCGGTTCCATTGTCAAGAGATCGACGAAAACGGTCGGGTGATCAATGAGGATCAGGCGGCAGCCAAGTAATCATATCGCGCAGGGAGGCACGGCGTACAGGTGCCTCAACCTTTCATTGCTCAACATGGCAGCCCATTACTGTCCGCAACGCAGCGCATCCTTCCTATCCGCACCCGTCCACTCCATTCATGCCACGCTTTTCTCTCTCATAGTTTCTTCGCGCCTTTTCTTACCCATGCGTACCGAAACTTAACGTTCCTTTCCAATCCCGTTCCTTGCCCTCCACGCTTTTCTCTCTCAACATTTACTCATGCCAGTGCAGTACTCTGCCGACCTATCCATTCCACTGCCCTTCCATGCGTGACACGCCATGCTTTTCTCTCTCAACATTTACTCATGCCAATGCTCTTCATGACTCTTCACAGCTTTCCTGACCCTACCTATCCTCACCTTTCCAAGCCATGCTTTTCTCTCTCAACATTTTACCCGATCCGGGTCTCAACGTTGCACGTCTATCCAATCCATTCCCATCCATTTCAAGCCATGCTTTTTTTCAAAGGAGAAACCGATGGATCTAACTGATGAACGATTTCACAAGAGGCGCGTGCCTTGGAATCAACTGGTTCGAGAGGGCTACGACCCACGCGAAGTAATGATCGAAGCTCAGAAGCAAGGGCTGCATCGTTTGGCCCGCGTAGCGAAGGACCGGATTCGCAATCAAGAGTGGCAACGAATGAAGAAGACACCGGAGGTCGAGGCCGTTCTTCGGGTCAGGGAGGACAAGCTGTAAAGAAAAAACAGACTTGACAGACATAGGTGAACCCTTTAATAATGGAAGACCATACAGGAGAATGTAATGGCTGAAACTGTAACCAAACTTCGAAAGATTCGATCTTCAAACAAGAAACGTCAATGGACGTGGCCGTCCTTCGTGGATGCTTGGCAGACATCTGAATCCTACGAGGAGGTCCTTGAAAAGCTGGGCTTTGAAGACACGCAGAAAGAGCGGTCTTTCATCGGCGTCAAGGCATCATATGCTCGCAAGAAGGGCATTCCACTCAAGAAGCTGTATCGGAAGAAGCGGGAGGGCCACTCAAGCGTGGACTGGGCCGCTCTTGCCGAACGAGCAAGGCAGAAGCAAAACAATGACGGATGAACAATTTTCATTCATTCGGTTGATTGGTCGAGCGAACTGGTTGTTTTGGTCGCTCTACCTCAACCGATCTTTAGACACAGTTACCAAACAATGGGACACAAAAAGCCCGGAGGTCAGCAATGGTTGATATTCAAGAGGCCGAGGGATCTTACAAGGTCTACTTGGCAATCAAAAGCGACACGAAACTGGAGGGCAAGTTCAGTTGTACTCGCGACGGCGTTCAGTACTACAAGGGCAAAAAGATGACCGAGCCTGACTTTTCAGAGGTCTCCGTCTACTTGGCCCAGAAGTATCGTGTCGTCTCCTCCAAGGAGGAACTCAAGTCAGGGATCATGGCAGCGTCCAAGAAGATTGAGCCTCAACTGATCTACGGGACCAACCTGCCTCAAGACTTTCGGGACAAGGTCAAGGAGTACTTGCAGATCAACCCGCCTTCGTTTCGAAGGTACGACATTACAACGGACGCTGTTGCTGAGTTCGTTGACCCACAAGGGTGGGAGGAACAGCAGCGACTGACTGAAATGAAAGTAGCAAAGGCCCTAAAAGAGCAAGGGCTTCAGAAAGTACGAGTCACGTACAAAGGAGAACGAAAAATGCGTTGGTTCCCAATCTCGGGAGCTTGAACAATCCACTACAGGAGAGTGCTGTGGAACTCACATCACAAGAAATCATCGCCCTTACAAAGGCGATTCCAACTAAAGCCGTCACGATTGCAAAACGTGACATCGACAACAACACTGAGATCGACGTGAACCTCGTCGTAAAGGTCGCTGGTAAACTCAAACGCGGCAAGAAGTCCAAGCCAGTCAAGGCCACCTCCACAATACCGTGGAAGGTCGCTCTGGCTCTCTTCGCCAAGCGTTCCGGGTTCACCCGTGAGCAAACCGCCAAGGTGCTGCTGGATGCGGTGACCATGGCCCTCAACACCAACAAGGACAAGGAGTCTGAACTCCTTGAAGAGATGGGCGTGGGGGATGCTCTGGCGATGCTTGACCGAGAGGTCTTCGAGAAGTTGCCCAAGAAGTCGCGTGATGGAGCCATCACCTTCGAAGTGGCAATGGTCGAGGCCGTTCGCGAGCCGATTTTGGTGGCTGACGAAGACGTTTCATTCCTTGGGGAAGGGGAAGACGCGGCTAAGTAAGTCACCGGGGCCACCGTTTTAGCGGGGCGGTGGCCCCACTTTTATTATGAACACTGACGATCAAATCGAAGACTACGAGCGAATCGACACCTATCAACTGGTGTTCCAGATGACTCAAGCCATGGGTGGCCTGCAAAAAGGCAAGCACTCGAAGATGGCCTACATCTACGGAACCAGTCGGTCACGGCTTCGCAGCATTCTCAAGCGTGAGGCAAGGGCACCAACTTTAGACACTGTTGTGTCTTGGATGAACCGCGTGTACCGCATGACTGGAATGAAGGTTGTGTTGACGATTACTCCTGATCTGAAGATGCACTACAGCATCGTTGGACAGGACGCCGATCGCATCGATGGCATGATCGTTCCCCCAAAAAACAGTTTGTAGAAGGTTGAACGACCGACTACACAACCAAGCCCTTTGGGGACTGATCCCCCCAAAAGTTGGGCTCCTGACTGAGCCCACCGGTTTTCCGGTGGTGCTCTTTCGGGGACCTGTCAGGAGTAACCATGTGGATTCAAAGCGCGAAGAACGCACGCATCACGCAAGCAGCATCAGAGCTTTCATACAGTCGCGGCAACGGCACATCGATTTATCCGTGTCCGTCATGTGGCATGTTGGAGCGAGGCTCCAGTGACAAGAAGCGAGGCCCTGTTGGGTTCAATCGCACGGAAGTAGCGTGGCAATGTCATCGTTGTGGAGCGAAGGGCGACGTGGTGGACTTCGTCGCGTTTCACTTCTTTCAGCAAAAGCTGGGCAACCTTGACCGCAATCAGCAGTCCGTTGTTCGTGACTGGTTTGCCGAGCAAGGCTACTGCACACCGTCTGGTGTCCCGTCTCACATTCAGCCTGACCCGAAGAAACGACCGGTTGTTACGCCGATGCCAACAAAAGGGTATCTGCGACCGCCAGAGGACGAGCTTCAAAGCTTGTGGGCTGCAAGCACCACGGTTGAGGCTGCCCTTGAACAACCCGCAAGTTTTGCCAATCAGTTGAGCAAGTGGATGATTGAACGCAGGTTCTCTCCTAAGCTGATCGATACAACAGAGTGCGTTCGTATTCTGCCGCTGCCTAACGATTACAAGTATCCAGAATGGTTCACACATCAATGGGGGGGCATCTATCGTGTTGCGGCCCCTTGCTTTGAGCCTGACGGCACTTTCGCAAGCATTCATTGTCGCAGTGTTGCCTATGCCCGTGGAAGGCAACCATCGTCCTCCAAGACCCGATGGCCCATAGGATACGAGGCCGGTGGTCTGCTCATGGCAAACACATATGCACAACGACTCATGAGGGGTGGGCTGGTCTCTTCGCTGGACGGCATGTTGATCTGTGAGGGAATCACCGATTTTATGCGAGCATGTGAGCAGGCGCACCGTGAGTCTCTTCGACTCGCGATCGTCGCTGGCACGTCCGGCAGCTACAAGTCTCTTGCTAAGATCAACATCCCAACGGATCTCAAGATCTTCATTGCAACTGATTCAGATGCTTCCGGCGACGACTACGCAGCAATCATCTGCGACCAACTTCCCAATCACACCCTTTACCGCGTACCGCTGGAGTCAAACGATGGCTGATTTAGATGAAGTCCTCGCCGCTGGACAGAGAAGACTCGCTGACCTTTTGCATGCTGCCGAAACCGAACACTGCGTCAATCAGCCAAATCAACTACCCGAAGAAGTTACCCTTCCCGAAAATGAAACAGACGGTCGAATCACTGACCTGATGGATCAGTTTACCGATCGAAACGGACAGCCAACCGGCAGGTTCCGCAAAAACAAAAACAATCTGTACATCATCCTTCGTCGCGATCGTCGATGGAGGGGTCGAGTGTGGCTCAACAGCTTCACGAATACACTGAAGATTGATGAACGGGACTACCGGGACACTGATGACACGCGCATCGCATTGTGGGTATCGCGAGCATACGGTCTGGAATACTCCGAAGCAGCCATCAGCGCGACTACTCAACTCATCGGAGAGGAGAACAAACGCAACCCACTGATTGAATGGTTGGACTCGATTCACTGGGACGGCACTCCTCGTCTGGCCTCTTGGATCATTGAGGCCACTGATTGTCCCGACACGGAACTGAATCGAAAGATGGCGGAGAAGTGGCTGATTCAAGCAATAGCGAGGGCGTATCAACCGGGTTGCAAGGCAGACTGCGTGTTGATTCTCGCAGGCGATCAAGGCGCCGGAAAGAGCACCCTGTTTCGAACGCTTGCGACCGATGAGTATTTTGCAGACACACCGCTCGACATCGGCTCTGCAAACTCCTACAGCCAGATTGCTCGCGCTTGGATCTATGAGGTGGCAGAGTTGGACTCTGTGCGCCGGTCAGCCAACAGTGCAACGAAGGCGTTCCTCAGTGCTCAGGAAGACAATTTTCGACCAGCTTACGGGCGTCACGCCATTACCATCAAGCGCCACGTAGTCTTCGCTGGTACAACCAACGAGGCTCAGTTTATCAACGACATGACCGGCTCACGACGGTATTGGCCCATCAAAGTAAATGAGGTCAACCTGCACTGGGTCCGTGAGAACAGAGATCAGTTGTGGGCGGAAGCGATCGTCGCATATCGGGCCGGAGAAACTTGGTACCTCGACAAAGAAATGGACATCCAGCGACACGATTCAAGCAAGATCTATCGTCAAGATGACCCATGGGTTGAGCCAATTACCAACTTCCTGATGATTCATCGAGGACATGTCACAATGACCATGGTGATGGAGGAAGGCTTGAAGATCGAAAGGGCGAGAATGAACAGACGAGATGAGATGAGGATCGCAGAGATTCTCAGAGAACTAAACTATGAAAAGAAACGATTGATGACAGATGGCAAACGTAAGTATGTTTGGACAAAAAGTGAAATACTAAAGATACAAAGTAAGGAAGCATGATGAACAAAGTAGCGTTGGGTGGAGGGGTATTCCTCGCACCCGGTAATGAAAATGCAGAGCAGGCACTGAGCCGATTCAAGATTCAAAACCCCGAATACCATTTGGCGATTGGAATGCGGAAGAGGGGAAGGTACGTGCCCATCCCGGAGCCTCACATCAATGCATGTCACCCGATTCCATACGATCATCCATGGGGAGGGGGCTTGGCTGTACCCCGTAAAGCTGCGAGCCAGATGGACCTTGGACACATTGTTGATGTTCGAACGGAACCATCGGCAACGCCTCTCAGTCTTAAAAACGGTTTTTCGCTTCGCGACTACCAGAAGAATGCCCTGAGGCAGTGGCAAAGGAACGATGGCGAGGGAGTGGTGATTGCTCCATGCGGTGCCGGTAAGACGGCGATCGGCGTAACAGCCATGACCTTGTTTGCTACAAAAGCTCTTGTTCTGGTTCACACCAACGATCTTGCGGTGCAGTGGATGAACCGCATTCAAACAATGCTCAATGTAAAGGCAACTCAATATGGCGCGGGTAAGAAGGACGACACGGGACGCATTGTCGTCGCAACTTTCCAAACACTTGAGCGAATGTCGTTCACCGATCGATACCAGTTCGGACGACAGTTTGGACTCTGCATCGTCGATGAAGCGCACCACGTCCCAGCCCATACCTTCTGCTCCGTCATGTTCTGCATGCCAGCCCGATACCGATTGGGACTGACAGCAACTCCTGAACGACAGGATGGACTTACATCGATCCTATGGTGGCATTTTGGATCTGCCGTGTACGAAATCACGAACGCTGAACTGACCAAGTCTGGACACGTTGTACCGCCCAGCATCGAGTGGTTCTTCACAGACTACGTGGGTCCGAAGGATCGTTTGGATTGGCCAAAGCTTATCAATCACATAGTGAATGACACTCAAAGGAACAACAAAATCATTGACCGTGTGTTGACCGCTTGTGATCAAGGCAGACAAATCTTGGTCCTCTCGGATCGAGTTGATCATTGCATTTTCATCGCCGAGTCGTTGCGGTCACACACGATCGTGGCCGAGCCGCTTGTCGGTAAAATGACCAAGAAACAACGAGCAGAGGTACTGGAGCGTGCAAACAACAGAGAAATCCAAGTCATTTGTGCAACTACGGTTGCAGATGAGGGCCTCGATCTACCATCACTCGATACAGTTGTACTCACGACTCCGACGAAAGCTCTCGGAAGAATACAGCAACGCATCGGTCGGGTCATGCGACCACACCCAGAGAAGCAAGATCCGATTGTGGTTGATTGTGTCGACGATAGTGGAGCAATGCGTGGACTCGCTCGCAAACGACAAAAACTCTATACCAAGATTGGATGCCTCTAAAATGATCGACGTATTGAAAAGACTTCCCACGGGCTGGTCCATGATCGAAACAGACGATGGATTTGTCATTCGAGATGATGACGATGAGTTCGTTTGCAAAGCCGACAGTGCTCAACGGTTGAACGAAATACTCGACAATGAATTTCAGTTGGCGCAAATGTATGCAAGCATGATGTACGTGATGAAAACGTCCAATGCTGCAGAAGCTTAGTATCTACGTCGTTGAAGACCGACCCAGTCCCGGACTGTCACCTTCTTGTTGGTGAAATCTTCAACGGCCAAAGCCAATCGTAGAGAGGGTATCGACCTGCCAGACTCCAAGTCTCGCAAGTACGGCACTGAGATGCTGAGACCGGTTTGCATCAGTGTCTCATTGATCCACTTGCAGAACCCGAATCGGCTGTTGTAGGCGGGTTGACTCTCTCGATACGATCGAATGTCCATGAAAAATCCAGTCAGAAAATGTCCGATTGAGGTGATGTAAATATCATCACATCGTGATACGCTACAGTCAAGCAAAGGAAAACACTACTTATGAACGACAATCTACCTACTATTGGGAGCAGCAGCGTGGGTGCCATCTTGGGCCTTTCACCATGGAGTAGCCCATGGGATGTTTGGGCAAGATCGCATGGTCTCACCGAAAGCTCTTCTTCAGCCGCAACGCAGAGAGGGCATATCCTCGAACCAGCCATCGGCGCACACTATGCTCATCTCAACAACGTCATCATCAAAAAGGGGCCAGAATACGAGGCCGAACCATTGATCGGTCCTGAGTCATGGATGCATGCTCGACCCGACTTTTTTGTCGACTCCGAAAAAGGCAAGTGGTTGCTTGAAATCAAATCCACTCGCAAGTTCGACCATAAGTGGGGGGTCTCAGGAGGCAACGGCGTGCCTCCGTACTACGCTGCTCAATGCATTTGGCAGATGGCAGTGACCGATGACGATCGTTGTGACTTGGCCGCCTTCGCTACAATCAACGATGAGTACCGGTCATTTATCATCCATCGAGACGCTGCGGTTGAGACGAAAATGATTGACTATGTCAGAGATTGGTATGACCGTCACATCCGAGGTGGAACACCGCCCGAAATTGATGGCTCAACGTCTTGCTCTCGATCATTGGCAAAACTGTTTGAGCAAGAATCCAAAGACTTTATAGAGCCATCAGAATCGCACCTCGATCTCGCTCAACAGTTGCGAGAAGTCCGAGCCCAGTGCGCAGAGCTTGATGAAAAGAAAAGACTGCTTGAAAACAAAATCAAAGAGGAAATAGGCACCGCATATGGTATCAGTGGTGTGGCTACGTGGTCACAGAGCAAGGCACGCAGCCGATTCGATCGGACTTCATTCGAGGCTGATCACCCAGAACTTGCCAAGAGTTACATCAAGCTTGGCGAACCAACAAGAACATTCAGGTTTCAATACACAGGAGAATCCAAATGAGCAACGCTCTTCACCCCGCACATCACTTTCGCAACGTCGTCGAATCCAAAGCATCTGACTTCCTCCAAGCAATGGCAGGTACGGAAGAGGGAGCAAAGGCAGCAGGACGAGTCGCACTGGCATTCCGTCAGGCTGCTCAGACCAATGACCGTTTGTATGGTTGTGACCCGGCATCGGTAGCGCAAGCAGTTGCCTTGTCAGCAATGACGGGACTCATGCCCGGTGGCCCATTGCCAGACGTATACCTTTTGCCTCGTGGCAAGAGTCTGCAATGGCAAGTATCGCACCGGGGGTTTTCAAAACTCGCTGCTCGCAGTGGCGTTCGCCTCCGCACCAAAGCGGTGTTCGAAAGCGATACCTTTCATGTCATCGAAGGTACAGAACCGAAACTCGACCATGTGCCGGACCTTTCCGCCGAGCAGTCATGGGACACACTGGTAGCTGTGTACGTGGTCGCTCACTACAAAGATGGCAGCAAGGACTTTGTCGTCATTCGCAAAGCTGACATCGAGAAACGTCGAGCCAATTCCGACTCGTACAAGCGCAACAAAAACCAGTCTCCTTGGGGTCAGTGGCCGATCGAAATGGCTTTGAAGACAGGTCTACGGTACGCGTTTGCTCGCGGCATCGTCACCATGGATGATACGACCACAAGTGCCTATGAGCATGACGGTATTCAGGATGCATCGACAGACGATCTCAATGTGGTTGAAATGAACGATCCTCCCGAAGTGAATACCATGAATGTTTTGTCCGATCAGCTTGATGAACTTGTTCAACAAACGGATAAAGAAGAGACATTGCTTGAAGACTGAGGATGCAAATGGCTCGTGATTACAAGAAAGAGTACAAAACGTACCACAGCAAACCTGAACAAAAAAAAAGGCGCGCTGGGCGTAATCGTGCTCGACGAATCATGACCATGTTGAAACGCGTTAGCAAAGGCGATGGCAAAGATGTCCATCATAAAGATGGAAACCCCGAAAACAACTCTGCGAAAAATCTCAGAGTTGAAAGTAAAAAAACAAATCGTTCACGAAAGTAAAGGAGAACGTAATGAGTCTGTTTGAAGAAGCGAAGAAAGCTAAAAATCCATTCGGTGAGCGAGCTAAAGCAGAATCTAAAGACAATCAAAATCCAATGATCAATCAAACATCAATCCTGTTGCGAGTGCTGAATGATGTGTTTGATGAACAAAAGCTGTCTCCAGAAAATGCTGCAAACTGCGAAGGATATCGCACTCGTCTCGGAGATACATCTTGGCCGCTTCATAATCTGCAGGGCAAAGTCACAGAGCCCACATGGGCCAATATGCTCAATGCAACGATTGCGGGAATGGCAAAAACCATTCGGAACAGTCAGCCGAATGGCGAGTGGAAACTGTTGGACTTTGAAACCAAGATCGATCATGACTCCGACAAAATCGAGCGTATCTACTTGGTTGTAAAGTTCGTTGATATCGAAAACTCGGAAGATCTGAGCTATCGCAACGGTGTGCCAGTCACCACTACCGTCAATGTGCAAACCAACCCTGTGCCCCAAGAGGTTCTGGACGCTTTGACCAACCGTCAAACCGACGATTCTCGTCTCGCCGGAATGATCGAACAACTGGTGACCGCGCTTGTTGATAAGTCCAGTGCATCGGGCACCGTCCGCACTGATGCAGTGACAGGCGAACCCGAACCTGAACCCGTCGTTTTCAACGACTGACTACGATGCCGTTGTACCAATTTGTTTGTGAAGACTGTGGTGCAAAGAAAGAAATACTGCAAGCATTTGGGGATCCCAGCCCCACTTGCTTGCAGTGTCTTTCTGAAATGACACGAAAGATAAGCGCGACTAATTTTTCGCTAAAAGGTTCTGGTTGGGCCAAAGACAACTATGGCTTGAAAAAAGATGGCTGATCATTCTTTAGACGACATCGTACATTCGATTCAATCAGCAGTTATAGCGGCCACGGATATTGCTGAACGTCATGAACTTGACTCAATCACCAATCAAGAGTTTTGGGAGTTGAAACTCGATGAACAGGGTGAACCCATTACCGATGACGACGGAAGACACATATATGCACCTCGCATGGTCGTCATGGAAATCCCAACATGGGAAGATGGACTACTGGTACACAAAAGAGTTCCGGTCCCGCTCCAATCGCTCACAACGGGGCAAAGCTTGCGTGTTGATACGCTTGAAGTGGAGATGTCTGTGGAGATCTCTGGGCTTACGGCGGACAAGAAAAATGGCAAGCTAATGGTGCGTCCATGCGCCAAAACACCGTCTTGGTTTAAAAAAGAAAACAATGCTGCTAAACTCAAGCTGATCTTCAGGGGCAGTGAGCCCCCAGAAGGTTACGCACGAATCGATGACCAGCTAATCAAGCTGATTCCGTAGGAGTAAACAGTGGCAGATCAACTCGTAAAGATGTCGGACCAGTTTGGTGGTCTCCCCATGGATCAACTGATTGGTGGTCCGCTCAAGGCCGCTTGTAGCGCCCAGACATTGCTCGCCAAGGCTTCCAGCGATTTTATCAAGGACGTTGGACTCGACACTGATGCAAGCGGCAAGATGGCTGCACGCACAGTCGATTTCAGCTTCAACCGCCCTACGACGGGTGCTGACGGCACCGCATCGATGGAAAAGGTGGACCTTCAGGTTCCACTTCTTGCCATCATCAACACGCCGAGCCTGTCCGTCAAAGAGGCCGAAGTTCGATTTACGATGGAAGTAAAGTCTTCCACATCGAGCAAGACCACGTCAGACAGCAAGGCCGATCTGACTGCTAAAGCAAAGTACAACGCTGGACTGTTTAGCTGCGAGGTGACAGTTCACGGGTCCGTCGCGAATCACAGCGAGAACACCCGCGCATCAGACAACAGCGCCAAGTACGATGTCAAGGTGGTCGCACGGGACGATGGGCCTCCAGAGGGGCTCATGAAGGTTCTGGACATGCTGAACGATGCGATTGCACCATCGCCGACTCCGGCTCCAGCAA